ATAGGTCTATGATACTGATTGATTATGTACCCAATCTTAAAAATAATATTGATAGTACGGTATATCTGAAATGTATCTGTTGTAACACTATACATCAACGTAAAGTTAAAGATTTGGTTATGGAGGGATAGAAGATGGGTAAGAAGAGAACACGAAGCAAGGTAGTATCAAAAGGTACGCAAGATAGCGTATCGAGACAATTGCTAAAGGCAGTCAGCAGAAACGTGCCAGAAGTTGAGAAGGTGCTCAATAAGCTAAAGCACTGGGCAAGAGGAAAGCGTACAGTTGTAACGATTGTCAATCCAAATAAGAATGAGACTAATAAGCGTTTTATCAAGGTAGAAGGTAACCATTCAGCAGCATTCGGTCCTTGGAAGCGAGTTGAAAAAGAAAAGAATAATTCGTGATGATAAGAGTATACGGGAAACACAACTGCAATTGGTGTGTCAAAGCAAGAGAGTTGCTTAACATGTACGGTATGCAGTATGAATATATCATCGTCGGCGAAGGTATCGGCATTACAGAGCTATTAGAGATGTATCCTGGCACAAAGACTGTGCCTCTGATAGAAGTTGACGGCAAAAAACTAGGTGGTTATGAAGAATTAACAATGTATGTGGAGGAAACACAGAATGATTACGGACACTCTATCTAAGTCAAACATAAAGAATATGCTTAATACAGACATCGTTAATGTGAAGTTTAAGAAGATAGACGGATCAGAACGGTTGATGAAATGCACTCTTCTCGAAGGAATCGTGAAAGAGTATGAAAAGAAGTCAGAAAAAACGCGCAAAGTATCAGAAGATACGATAACTGTATGGGACGTAGAGAATGACGGATGGCGCTCTTTTAGATATGACTCTATTATTGAAATATATAAATAAAAGATATATTTAATAATATAAGGATCTATTATGTCCGAAGATTTCACAATGCCATTAATGGCCAAAGCGATTGCAGGCCTAGGTGGTTTAATTGGCGGAGCTGCTTTCATGGTATTTTATAGACCGACAAATGTTTGGGATGCTGCTGTGAGATCTGGACTTAGCACAACAACTGCGATACTTGGTTGTGCTCCTCTATTAGAATGGATGCAGCTGTCTATTACTACTGATAACGTATTGGCAGCTGCAGCATTCATAGGATTCGTATCTTGGAGCGTGCTTTCTTTTGTCGCCAATATATTGATGAACATACAAGATGAAAAGGTCGAACTCAAACTTCCAGAGTTTTTGATACGTAAAAAATAATTAATAGGTGATTTTGTTATGGTTGAAGTGAACGAATTGAATAAGAATGCTCGCGGCGGCACAGAACTGATGCAGGAACGCCTTCATAAGAGCATTCCTGAACAACTGCTGAACAAGTTTCAGATCATACCTTCCCGTGTCAGGGAATTAGATCCCGACAAGAAGAAGATCCTTTGGTTACATGATCTCCCTCATGATCCTGAATCTGAACACCTAAAAGATCCCGAACTCCGCAAGCGCTTTTCAAAGATCGTTGCTGTGTCTGATTGGCAGATGCAGATGTACAATATCATCAGCGGCGTCCCCTATGCTGAGAGCTTCGTGATCAAGAATGCTATCGATCCTATCCCTGTCGAAAAGAAAGAATATAACGGTACAGTCAACCTGATATATCATACCACACCCCATCGTGGTTTAGAGATACTGATCCCGGTATTCGAAGAGCTAAGCAGGATACATGACAACATCCATCTAGATGTATATTCTTCTTTCAGCATCTACGGATGGGAAGAGCGTGATAAGCAATATAAGCAGCTGTTTGATCGTTGCAGAGCTCATCCTAAGATCACATACCATGGTGCTGTCCCTAACGAGGAGATCCGTCAAGCTCTCGTTAAGTCACACATCTTCGCATACCCATCGATCTGGCCAGAGACAAGCTGTCTTGCGGCAATCGAGGCGATGTCTGCCATGAACTTGGTCGTATGCCCTAACTTTGCTGCTCTTGCAGAGACATGCTCGAATTTCGCTATGATGTATCAGTTCAATGAGAATAAGAACCTACATGCAGTGCAGTTCGCACATACGCTCGATATCGCTATCAAGACAGTCATACAGAACCGCGGGACGACATATCCTTATCTAGATTTTCAGAAGCAATATTTTGATTATTTTTATAGCTGGGATAAACGAAAAGGAGAGTGGTTAGCTCTCCTTAACTCCTTAGATAATGATTGAAGATTCGATTCTTCATGAATTAGGATTGTCTCTCCTGACTCGATCATTTCGTTCTTGCAAGATCTGCTGACGGTTCAGGAAGTCAACCCAACCGTATGGTGTATCGCCGCCTTCCCAAGCATGTAGCATACGAAGATGACTCGTATTGGTCTGTTTAAATCCGCGCTTTACGAATTCTGCAGCACACATCGATTTCCAATCTTCGAAAGTAGTGTTCTTGTTAGTATTGACAATATTACGCTCATTTTGCATGAAAGACATCTATTTTCCTTTGGGTTGATCAGTATTCTTTAAAATCAGTATTTTCAGTATATCCGAGATGATATTCGAATATCTCTTCTTCAGTCAGCTTGACGATCTTTTCGCCGAATTCGCTGTTTGCTGTCCACCAATGCGGGTTGCGAGGCCGACGATAATATGAATCTGCCGCACCACGATCATATAATGATCCGTTACGCTCACGATCAAATTGTGGTTGATCAATCATATTAAGCCTCCATTCCATCTCTAGATTCAATCCATTTATTATTGTGATCTATTTCTTCTATTGTATCATGAGCATGTTTGATAGCAGTTTTAATATAATTATTCATTTGTTTCCTAGAAACTGATTTGGCTAGAGCTTCGTATATGAAAACATCAAAATCTTCCATAAGATACTCTTGGTATCCATCCAAATTTTCCCAAGCCTCAAATACTTCTTTGGAAACAGGAATATTAACTGTAATCTTAAGATTGTGATCATGATGCTCTATCATATTAAGCTGCCTTCTGCTTTTCTTGCAGTTGTTCAGCAAGGATGAACTTAGCGATGTTCATATATTTGCGCGCTTTATCAGAATCATCGAATTCTAGCATCGTCTGTGCATCTGAGAGGATACCCATGATCGTCATCTCAATGCCGACCATCTTAGTGGCGATGCAATCGATGATGTTGATGCGGATATCGTCCTGGGACATTCCGTAGCAGTTGCGTTCGAATTCAGTCATTTTGATTTCCTTTGTTTTCATCATATTATCAATATAAGGTGTTTTGATAAAAATGTCAACCGTTATCATGCGGGCCCATTTAAAAACTTTCTAGCATCTTTTCCACAGAATGCTTCGATGATGTCAAAGTACCAATCTTCGTTCTTTTCACGAAGGATGTCCAAAGGCGCCTTGTTGCCATGAGGAGAAACCTGTGAGAAGTATCCTTCGACTGTATGATTAGCGATCAGTTCCTTAAGGAACTTAGCCTTGGTGAATGGGCTCCTGGAATACTTGAAACGAGCGACAAACCGGCGCTCGCCATTGTACGGGTAAAACACATAATCGCCAGAAATTATGAAGAGTTTCTTGTCAAAGCCGGTGGTAGGAATCAACTGCATTTCTGTCTCTTTCTTTGTTTTCATCATATTATCAATATACGATGTTTTGATAAAAATGTCAACCGTTATTTTAAAAAAACCTTTAAAGAAATAGTGGTTGACATTTCCATACATAGTTACTATCATAATAATATGATGAAAACAAAACAGGAAAATAAAATGAATGAAGATTTACGTGAGGCACTTGACGATGCAGATAAATGGTATGAGTTGTGGCTTGGTCAGAAATTAGCCAATAAGCGTTTGAATGATAAGATTGCACAGCTTGAGGAAGAGGTTGATAGCCTCAGACAATTGGTATATGGTTCACCTGACGGAAATTGATTAGAGAGGACTGACACATGGCTAAATCTTTGTTGAGCACTAAAGGCCTTAAGAAGAAAGTCGCTCGTAAGACTAAGAGCGAGACATATCTTGTCAATTGGAAATATCTCGGTGAAGAGCCTAAGAATGTCCGCGGCAAGGTAGATCTGCTTAAAGCGTTTAACTGGTATAACGTCATGACAGAAAAAGATGATGTACGCCAGTATCTGAAAGATTACTTTGCGGGTGATAAAGCGACACATAAGGTCATTGACAGCATCCCTGACAATCGCCTGCCTTTGACAGCAGCATGGCTCTGCCGGATCGCGACTAACAACAAAGAAGAACTGCATGTCAATGATTGGGTCAGAGTCAACCATGACATTCAAGATGCTTCTGGTTATTACAAAGAAGAAGCAGAAGATAAACCAAAGACGGTTCTTGCAAAACCCAGCATTCAGGATCGTGTTAAAGAACGAGGGTACGATATCATCGCAGATATCGAAGAACTCTTAGACAAGGGTGAAGTGTTCTCACTCTATGAATGGTTGCAGAAGAATGAGATTCCTGCGATGTATGCTACTAAGATAATCGATCATTATAAGCCATGGTTCATGGAATTGTATGCTGCTGCTACGAGTAGCGATGCAGATCTTAACGAAGCATATTCTCATATGACAAAGAAAAATATGAAAGATCGTATCATATTCTTCACTAAGTTCTTGGAAGATGCAGAACGCTATAGCGGCAACATCAAGAAGGCCCGTGCTCCTCGTAAGAAGAAAGCACCTACTACAGAAAAGCTCTTGAAGAACTTTAAGTATCAGAAAGAGAGCAATGAGTATAAGCTACAGTCATGCGACCCTGCAACTATCATCGCAGCTCAAGAGCTCTGGGTGTTCAATACTAAATATAAGACGCTCGGCGTGTATCGTGCTAGAGGTCCTGCAGGTCTCACCGTCAAGGGTGCTAGCATCGATGGGTACGACAGCGATTCTTCCTTGATCAAGCGTATCGGTCGTAAGCCAGAAGAATATGTAAAGAAGGTTCTTTCTGGGGGCAAGATCACTCTACGCAAGCTCATGGAAGAGATCAAATCTGAGCCTATCGCATTCACAGACAGGATAAATACAAATGTAGTAATCCTTAAAGTGGTGAGACAATGACAGAAAACATAGTAAACTTCCCCAATAAAGGTCTAGAGATGTTTCCTTCGAGCATTGAAGAATCTCTCGATCATATCCGATCAGTAAGACAAGAATACTGCGACGAAGTAGCAGATGATGTGTTCGAGGCGATGGCAAGCGTTCTAGCAACTTATGGGTTTGTCGTTCGTATGAACGAAGGTCACATAAAAGACTTCACGTTTGTTGAAGAGACAATCAAAGCTCTCGTATATCGATATAAGAGGATCGAGCATCCATTTCATGAGATCATCGATAATGTCATCACGATATCTGATGAAGTAAAAGAAGATCTAGAAAAAGCAAAAGAACAGCAAGAAACTAACTTGACATCTTAACAAATAGTATATATAATAGATATATAATGAAATATTGGAAACTTTAAAATGGTAATCGTGGACTTTAATCAGGTAATGATTTCGAACCTGATGATGCAATTAGGAAATCATACTAACATTCCTTTGGAAGAAGGACTGTTCAGGCATATGGTAATAAACTCTTTACGGTCATACAAGCAAAAATTTCAGCATGAATATGGCGAGATCGTGATCGCTTGTGATGATAGGAACTATTGGCGTAAACAAGTATTCCCATACTACAAAGCAAATCGTAAGAAGAATCGTGATGCTTCTGAGATCAATTGGGCACAAGTGTTTGATATCTTCAACAAGATCAAAGGAGAGATCAAAGATAATTTCCCCTATCGAGTGATCCAAGTAGAATCTGCAGAAGCAGATGATATCATCGCTACTCTCGTCACTGAGAACAATAATGAGACGATCCTCATCCTTTCTGCTGATAAGGACTTCGTTCAGCTCCAGAAATATGCGACAGTGAAGCAATACGATCCTATCCGTAAGAAATGGATCAAGGAAGACAATCCTCAGCAGTATCTCTACGAACATATCCTCAAAGGTGATCAAGGTGACGGCATCCCGAACATCCTTTCTGATGATGATACTTTCGTCACGGATAAGCGTCAGAAACCCATGACACAGAAGAAGATCGATCTGTTCAAGTCAGAAGGCATCTCTCAGGAGATGTTAAAGAGGAACTTCGCTCGTAATGAACTGCTCGTAGATCTGACGAAGATCCCTGAAAACATCAGAAATAGCGTAATTAATAAATATAACGAAGAAAATGGTAAGGATAGGAGCAAGCTATTCAACTATTTTATCTCACATAATTTGAAACTTCTAATGGACAGCGTAGGTGATTTTTAATATGTCAAAATTCGTTTTTAAGATGCAATCGGTGTCACAGTTTTTGACACAAATCAATGAATTGAAGAAGAAAGAAGATAGGATCGAAGCATTGAAATATAATAGCCAT